TGCTTCTAATAAAATGTTTGATGAAGTTTTTTGGTTTTATCCCAGTGCCAGTTCTTCAGAAATAAATCGTTATGTGAAATATAACTTTACAGAAAACACTTGGGATCTAGGAACTTTGTCCCGCACTGCTTGGGTAGATTATGGTTTACATGATAATCCTAGAGCTTGTGGTCAAGACTCCGATAGCACTAATTTCGTATATGTTCATGAAAGTGGGAATAATAACGATGGTTCCGCAATGACTTCGTTTATTGAATCTTCTGACTTTGATCTTGGAGATGGGGAACAATTTATGTTTGTAGATCGTCTTATACCAGACATTGATATTACAAGCACGGAATCAAGTGCTTCTGTAAATTACATTTTAAAAACAAGAGATTTTCCAGGGGATAGTTTTGCTACTAATTCTACTAGTGCGGTTACTTCAACTACTCAACAAGCTTTTTTAAGAAGCCGATCAAGACAAGCAGCTCTTAGAATTGAAAGTAGTGTAACAGATTTAACATGGACGTTGGGTGATTTACGTTTAAACATTCGTCCAGATGGGAGACGTTAATGGTAAAACTTCTTGAGCAGTCTATGCCTTTGGCTCCTTCAGAGTATGATTCAAGCACTTTTGTAAGAATATTGCGTGATTTAGAGTTAGCTTTAACAAAAATAGAGTTTCCGTCAAAAATTACAAGCGAAGATGATAACAACAGTTTAACGTGGTTTATGGAATAATGGCTAGTGCATACAAAAATGTATTAACTACAGTTGGTTCGACAGGGGATGTCACAATTTATACTTGTCCGACAGCGACTACCTCTTTAATTAAGAATTTAAATCTTTATAATAGCCATTCAGGTACTATAGTGGTATACCCTAAGATAACCGATAGTTCCGCATCGGCAACTATTATACTGAAGAAAGCCAGTATTGCGACTCTTGCGGATACGTCTCTCACTGGACCCTTTGTATTAGAGTCTGGTGATACGCTGAAATTAAACTGCGATACAGCAGATAAGATTAATGCTTTCGCCAGCGTTTTGGAGATTTCTTAATCATGATGACAGACACTTCCCCCAAATTTTCAGGTGAACCTACTGCGAAATCTTTAGCCAATGGTTTGGCTACTCTTGGTCGTTATGGGGACAGTTACATGGTTCATGCGGCAGAGGGTGAAACCGTTGTTCCAAAAGAAGTGTTAGAGTTAAACCCTGGATTAAAAGATAATTTATTTAAACAAATGAAGATGATGGGTATTGAAAACCCAGATCGTTATGTAGTGGGTAATGAATTTAATTCTATTAACCCTATAACAGGTCAACCAGAGTTTTTCTTTAAAAAAGTATTTAG